GAACCAAAATCTTGGAGCAAAGTAGAGACAAAATCTTTAACCCCGAGGATCCCTTTCTTCAGAAAATTTTCCTTCCAGTCACCACTAAGCAATGAAGTGAATGAGGAGAATTGTTCTTTGATGTTGTTCCAGATCGAACCGAGGCCATCGCTCCAGGATGTCGTCCCGGTCAGCATACCCTTGAAGATGTCTGTCCACTGGGTCTGGATAGTGGGAAACTTGCTGGATTGCAGTCGATAGATCACGGCTTGCGCCGACCTCCACATATTCGGCGCTTGTCAGGGCCTCAATCTCCTTCGTCGCCGTCTTGACGGCTTCCGCCCAGGTTGCCGTGCTGATTTCGCCGCGCTCGTATGCAGCATTCAGGTTATCGATAATTGTGTACAGCTCGTTGGCCCGCTCCTGCTTTTGTGATATTGTCTGGAGCCCCTGATCACGGAGGAACTCAATCCAGCTCTCCTGCTTTTCAGCAACGGCCGTCATCGCCGGGAGGAGTTTCTGGTCGAATGCAATTGAAAGTTCCTCGACGGCGCCCGTTTCTTCGCGCTTCGTATCGTAATGCTTCTTGCTTACCTCAATAAGCGCCTTCTGTAGTTCTTCGCCCTCTTTGCCGCGCTTGATTGCCATTGCCATGGCCGCGGCGTTGTGGTGATATTTCTCCGTGAGCTTGAGAAATGCTAGATCACTCATTCCGGCCGCATCGGTCGCCGCCTTGATACGGCGGAAGAGGTCATCCTCTGCCTCCGCCGACCGCTTCGCTGATTCGGTAGCTGCATCCTGAGCCGCCTTTTGTTTTAACAGTGCTACAGCAATAGCTGTCGCTCCGGCCGCTACGAGACCCATGGGGCCCGTGAGGAATTTCAGTGCCACGGCGAGACCCTTCACGCCGGTTATAATACGTGGTATTCTAACGACCAGCGGACCGAGTGCTGTCACTAAGGCTCCTACACCGATGCCCACCTTAGTTATGGCAGACGCGAGGCCCGGGTGTTCCTGCGCCCACTGGTTAAATTTCCCGACGATGGACGATATCCCTTCAACGAGCTTGCTCAGCGCTGGCACGATGTTCTCAGCAAGAGAGACAGCCAGACCCTGGAACGCCGTCTTGAGCGAGGTCTGCGCATCAACCAGCCGGGCGGCCTTCGCTGCCGCCTCCTCATCATAGATACGGCCGAGCTCATGCGCTTTTTCGCTCAGCCGCCGCATGCCATCCACACCCTGGTCGAAGAGCGGGAGGAGCTGAGTTCCGGCGCGGCCGAATATATCCTGTGCGGTTGCAGCCCGGATAGTTGGATCCTCCACGCGGGCGATGGCTTCGGCGATCGCATCGAACTGCTGCTCGGGACTGAGCTGTGCAAGCGCCTCGTAGTTAACACCGATCCGGTCGAAAGCCCGCTGGTAGGTCGTCATCCCTTCCGAGGCGTCGGTGATGGTTTTCGCCATCCGTTTGACACCCTTCTCCAGGGCATTGAGGTTTGTGCCGGAGATCTGCGCCGCATACTGGAGCTCACTCAATCTTTCGGCGGTGAATCCGGTACGGAGGCCCATCTTGTGGACCTCATCCCCGGCCCTGGCGTATTCGCGCACAAGGCCGCCCATCGTGCCAAGTAGAGCGGCGCCGGCGATGGTCATTGTCCGCCCCATGCGCTGGAAGCTCTGGGCAGTCCTGGCGCTCAGACCGCCAAGAGTTTTTTGGTCAGCTTTGACCTTGGTGACGGATGCCGACCACTTAGACGTGTCGAGTACCATGCGGCCGACAATGGCGCCTGCTAGGAATCCACCGACTCCGTTCAATTCACTCCTCCGTCATGGCTCTTCGAGGTTTCTGATCTGCCATTTGAGCTTCGTCATCTCATCTTGGTACGCCTGGCCCTCAGCCATGCCGACGCGCGCGGCGTAGCAGAGGTCGGCACGGCGCATGAGTGCCCTAAGCTGAGCCTCCCTATACCAGAACTCTTCCTCTCGGTAGTCAAGACTGGCTAGTTGATCCCGAGTGAAAAGGCCCGGAAACTCGCCTGCGATGAATGCTAGCTTTTGTCTCCAGGCCCTTTCGCTTTTTTTTCCTTGGTATCCGCCGTCTCAGGCTTGAAAATCTGCGTCTGGACGTAGGTCAGTACGGCGTTCACCTCGCGGATATCGAGTTTATCAAGCTCGGCATGTTGCCCGAACAGGACGTGAAGCTGCTTATAAGCAGCCTCCTCGTCCCCGTCAAGCGCGGCCCGCGCCAATTCCCCGATCTTACGGATCGTTTCTCGATTGAGCGGTTTCGCCTGGTACGTCTTGCCGTAGATCTTCACCTCGATCGGCGGGAAAAGCGGTTTCTCCTTTGTCAGTTCGAATCCCATAGACCCTCCTTTACACTCCGTAAGCGAAGAGCTTGCCCTCGTAGCCGGAGTCTTGGTTCACAAAAACTTTGAACACGACCATGTGGACACGCTGACCTTCCCTGTCGAATCCGAGCTCGAACGTCCGGTACGGGAAACATTTGTACAACAGAATCCAGTGCGAAGTGTCGGCGTCAGGCTGGTTGTCACACAGCGGCTTCAATACAACCTGCTTCGCGTTTTCGTACATGTCGCAACCGGACTTCGCCTTGAAGATGGCAGTTCCGCCGGCGCCACTTTCGACACCCTCCAGTAGGGAAGTGAGCTGGTCCAGGGTGCTCCTTGTCAGGGGAACTTCAAGCTCGACGACAGTGCCAGTGAATACGGCATCGACTGGCGTCTCGCCCCAGCCTTCCTCCTGAACATCGCTCACGCTGTCGGTGGCGCGCAGCGTCACGGTCCCGAGCACAGGATTCAACACGAGCGGTGTTCCACCATAGTCCCAGACGACCTGGACCGGTCCCTTGTCTCCAAACGGCAATTTCGGCATTTCGGCCTCCTCTCGATAGATTTATGGAGCGTTCGCTATGCTCCAGACGTAGTTTGTGGAGAACTCGTAATAGCCCTCTTCGTTCGGGTTCGCGATCGGCGCTGGAGCGGCGACGGCATTTATCACCATGGCATCCTGCGCCGGCGACCCGAACGTGGCCGGTAACGTCCATCCGGCCGTTCCATGTAACGCCTCATAGAGGCACCACGCATCCTCGAGCGCGGTGGCGTAGTCCTCGGCCCGGTTCCATACTTGTATTGCCTTTTCCTCCCAATCGGGAAGATCCGGCACCACGCCGCTTCCTCCGCGCTCCAGGACGACAGCGCACCTTATCGGCACGGCTGATCCATCCGGCCGTCGGTCTGGCCGGTATCCGACGAAGAGATTGCTCCCTATGACCCAGCCGCACGCGCTCTGGTAGCTTAGAAATCGTGCGATCGCATAGAGCCTCGCCCAATTGCTACTCATTTCAGGCCCCTTCGTACAAACTTAGATAACTCCTCAGCCATTCGTTTCACCACGTCGGTAGCGTATCGTGCGAGCTTCGTTTCAAGGTATTTCGGCCCGCTCCCCGGCAGCGTCCAGTTCCAGCTCTCAAGACCCTCGTGGAGGCGTGCTGCATACTCGATGTCGAATCCAAGGAATACGAATATTTCACCCCGGCGGATGACGGGTCGGAGTGTTCGCTGGCTCCGCCAGAGAGCACCAAATCTGTGGGGCGCCTTCGGTTCCTCCGTTATAGCCTTCTCCAGAATGAACGGCCCCTGGCGGTGAAGCGCGTCTGCGGCCGCCTCTGGGTATCGGCTGACATACTTGGAGAAGCCCTTCTCGAAATCGGAAAAATCCGTGTAGAATCCTGTTTGCGCTGGTGCCATCAGACTACATAGACCTCCACATGGTGTAACGCCACAGAATCTTGCGGCCGAAGTATCGTTATGATTTTGTACTCTGTCCCGTTGTAGCGTAAGAAGTAATTCGTATCCAAGGTCACGGTGGGGAGGAAGAACACCTTTGCCGCGGCCATGGCCTCCTCACCCCGGTCATCAAGAACCCGCTTCATCCCGTACATCCACCGGCACTTGACATCGGAGGCGACGACCTCTCCGGTCAGTCGACCGTACTGGTCTTGTGTCTTCCGGACAATATCGCATGTGTTGATAAGCAGTCCTGCATAGCTCATCGCCTTCTCCATGCCATCATGTTATTGCCCCGCTCCCCGCATCTGCCGACGACATCCACCTCGAACCCCAGGTCGATGAAAAACTGACGATCGAATCGCGAGTAGTGAACCCCAGGGCCAGCAGCCCCATCGCCCGCCATCGGGTGTTCATCCGTCACCCCGGAACACGGGCACCCGAGGACCAGTAGGTGCCGAGTCTTCGCCCAGAGTGCCGCGAGAGTAGGTTCGACCTGGTGGAGGTGGACATGTTCGGGCCCCTGCCACCACATGACTACATCATAGTATTCGTCTGTCAGCCGTCCGATGTCCCGGACATCTCCCTCGATCACGCGGCGGAAAGAGCCAGGCGGTCGCCACGTGTTTTTGAAGTGGTGGCCGTTGCGGTTCATCTCTCGCAGGGCCTTTGCGTTCTCCGGCGAAAGCTCCACGACGTCGATTTCATAGCCCGCCCGGTCGAAGCCGTCCTGCCCGCGGAACGTCGGGTAGTAGTGGCGGATCTTGGCCCCGATGTACAGCAACGTGTGGTAATCGAAAAGATCCGGCACGCATCGCGGTAACTGAGCATCTCTCATCTGGAGCAATGTCATTTTATAGGCCTCCAAGAATTTCCGTGAGTTCCGTCATGCGGTTCCGGAGGCTGTGGTTCTCCCGCACATAGGCCGTACCCTCGTCCCGGATTTCCCGGTATAGCTCAGGCGCCGAGGCGCAGCGAAGTATTTGCTTTGCGAGGTTGGCCTGGGATATCGGTATATAATGACGGTGGGCCCGGAGTCCCGCCGCATAGGCGTCCGCCGTCCGCTCGGCCAGAAGGAGGCATCCGGCCGCCGGAATCTCAAAATATTTCGCCAGGCCATATCGGTATATAGATGCTGTTGCTATGCTACACGCAAAGTCGTTCAGTCTCCGGGCGTAGGACTCATTCAGGAGCGGGCCCTCGGTCCGCGGCACCTTTACGGGATCGCCCCACCTGGGATGCACGCCGCGCACCACGACATCCGCCAAACGGCCTGGTGTTGCGAGTAGCCGCATGAGCTCAGCCCTCAGAGGATAGAGGCGCGAGTTGACATGGCCCGTGAACAGGCATTTCCGCTCCTGGTCATCGCGAAGCGACAGCTTGGCGTAACGATCGTGCGGTGCAAAGTAGAGCGGGAAGAAGTGCCATTTTCCGGCATATTCCGGGAAGTTCGTCTTCATGTAGGCACCATAGGTGCAGAGAACCGCATCGGCTCGGTCGAATACGGGCCGCAGGTCGGATGCCTTGTAGTTGTGTGGTCCGGTGAGGATCACGACGAGCCTCACGCCACGGGGAAGCCGTGTGGCCTGGGCCAGGGTGGTTTTCCCGTGGGCTCCAGCGTAGACGATCGCAACGGCCGCCGAGCTTGCGGCCGGAGGAAGCGAATCCGTGAAGTGGACCTCCGCGCCCAGCCTTCTTTCGGCCTCAGTGAAGAAATGCAGCACGCGGTCGCTTAGCCTGCGGTTGGAGTAGAAAATCCGCGGAACGATGGCGACGGTCTTCATTTCGGCTCTCCTCTCCAGCGGACATCCCGCCATGCTAAGAGGTTGCTGCCGCGGCGGTCCCGGGCGCCGATCGCATGCGTCGAGTAGCCCAAGGCGTGCAGGAGGTCCGGGTAGATCACGCTCCTGTGCTTCTCCCAAGGATTGCCGTCGACGGCCCCCTGGTCGTAGCGTCCCCATGGTGAGGCGAGGATGACGAGCCGTTCGGCTATCTCTTCCAGGTTCGCCAGTGTCGGCGCCAGGTCGTCGATGGCCACGTGTTCCGGCCCGTGCCACCAACGTACATGGCATTGGGCAACCATGCCTCCAGAACGGTTATTCTGTAGTTCCGGTCCACGAAAAGGCTGAGCATTTGCTGGCGCCGCCGGCTCGCCCCGACATACAGAAGTGTCTTGTGCCGCAGGGCGTCCGGCACACAGCGCAGGAGCTGTTGGTTCCGCGTCATCTCAATCTCCCCTGTGGTGGCGTAGGCCTGGGTCGATGAATTCCTCGATAGCCTTGGAGTCGTCCGGGACGCGCAATCCAGTAAATTCGCATATACCGGCCAGCTCAGCCCTCCAGTCGACGAAAAAGTTCTCATAGTGCACCGGATGCCAAGGCACTTGTGTTTCATCGAACGCCCTCAGCGCGGCAGCCACGTACCGGTGGGCCAACCGCATACCGCGGCTCGTCTGGAAGCCGTTCCGGACCTGGAGGCTTTGGGCAATGTGCTTCCATGTGCGGTTGACGAACACGACCCGCATCCGGCGCCCTTGACCCGTAACGACCCGATGCCACAGCTGCAACGTGAGGCACGCCCTCGGATCCTTCCATGCGACGATGCGGTCTTGTGGCCATTGCGCGACGAAGCGGTTCATCTCCGAGAGAGTCGCTGTGTCGGGATCGATGATCCTGTCCGGCGGGGTATGCCATGATCCTCCGGATAGGGCGAGCAGGTTATCGTTTATCCGGACGAATGTGCGGTCCTCGAAATGCCCTTTCGGGTTGTCACGGAGACCGCTCAGGAGGTTCGTCCCAAGGTAGGCTCTGCAGAGCTTGAGCAACCCGGCGACGAGGCTCGTCCCCGAGCGATGCATCCCGGTCACAAGGATGATAGGTTTCATGCGGCCTCCAGGATGAACACTTCAAGTTCCTTGTCCGGTGGCCTGCGAAAGATCGTCTTCCGCTCCAGCAACTTCCATGCGGACGCGGCGAAAAGCGTCTTGACCTGCTGCCGCGGGAAGAAATACAGGCCACGGGCGAAATCCCGGCCGTCCCGCGTCCAGATAGCGCCGACCAGTCGGCCTCCCGTCCGCAGTACCCGTCGGCATTCGGCCAGCGACTGCCGGAGGTCCTTCACCTGGCCCAGATGGATTCCGACCCGGATCGTTCCGTAGTAGCCGTCCGGAGCGTCGATGAGCAGGCGTTCCGGTTCGACCGGAGCATCCTTGAGGTCGAGGACGCGAAGCCCCCGGCGGTAAGCCGCCTTCTCAAGCGGCTCCAGTTGTTCGTCGAGAAATTTCTTCGCCATTGGTTTCCTCCTCTGAGAGACAGTATTCCATCCAGCGCCGCACTCGGCCAGGCGTACAGGCCCGGTCGAAGAGCGCCTTCGCCTCAATGCCTATCGCACGGCAGATGTTACGGTTTGCCCGGCACCATTCGATTTGGTCGATGAGGTCGGAGTAGTCGCTGGCGCATTCGACGTAATGGCGACCCGGCTCAGGCTCCTCCCACCATGGCAGGACGATATCCAGGCGTGGCGAGATCGTACACATGCCGAACGCCCAGAGCTGGAGCTGTCCGCGATCGAGGATATCATTCCTGGCACCCGGCACGCAGACGGCCACGAGAGACCGTCCGATCCGTCTCCAGAATCCCGCCTGGTCGGTTATAGCGGTATCGAGCATCGGTCCGTACTCCCGCCGTAAAACCGCCTGGACGATTGCCCGGCGTTGCTTCGCCGCGGCTCCCGGCCGTTGCGCATTCAGGATGAATTCTCCCCGTGCATCGTAGCGGATCCTCTCCTTGAGCGCCGCGAATTGTGTCCAGTCATGAAATGAGACCGGAGTGAACGGATAAGTCTGCCGATGGGCGTCGTGGCGATCGTGTGAGTAATGGTATCTGAAGCAGGCGTCAAAGGTCTCGGCATCGGGCGCTGTGTGGTGGTGGTCTCCGAAGTCAACAAGGATCCTGCGCCCCCCGGTCCTGACCTCGAAGCCCCGATTCGCCCTGGGCATCGTGGCATATTCGATGCGGATCCCGGCCGCGGCCATGAGGCGAGCAAAGAACTTATAGTGAACTGCATAGTACCTTTGGCCGTCATTTTTCGGCATGATGATGTATTTCAGCCAGCCCATCTTTTGCCCCTCTCGCTCAGAAGTTCAAATGAAGCTCCCCACAGTAGACCGCGTTCCTGGCGCATTCTGAGGAACATGCGGTCTCTGCTTTCGACGGGCTTCGCTGTTCGGTATGTCTCATCCTTCGGCCGATGGTGTTTGACCCGTGCGGCCGGACACATGTAAAATCGGCCGATCGACCGTGCGAACTTGCCAAGCTCAAAATCCGACCCGTAATGTACGTAGTCCGGGCAGAAAACAGCTCGGCGCGGAAAGCGTTCGATGAATGTCGGGCCGAGGAGCCCGAACGCCGAGCTGCATCCTCGAACATCCTGGGTTATGGCGACTAAGGCGTCCCCGTCCGGTGCTTTGGCTCGGAAGCGCTTGACGGCCATCTCGACCGCCCGCGGCTCGAACTCTAGGTCATCGCCCGCGTAGATGACGGCCCCATCCCGGATCCGGCCCAGCGCCTCATTCATCGACTGCACCCAGTCAACCCGCTGGCGGTTGTAGTGGACATCCACCCCAAGCCCGCGTGCCTGGTTCAGAACATCCGGGTTCCCGTCAACAACGATATGGACACTCAGGTCAGAATGCGTCTGGGCCCGGAGAGATGCGATGGTCTTCGCCAGGAGCTTCGGTCGGGCCATGGTCGGGATCACTACACTAACGTGCATTGAGAACTCTCCGGTATGCAGCAACATATTTTTTCGTCAGCTCAATCGGATGGCGCTCCTGTAGCATCCAGAGGCGGGCCCGCTCCTGGTAATCTCGCATGGCCGCAGGATTGTCTATGAGCCACAGGAGCCGCTCCTCCAGGGTGGAGAGAGTCGCGTATACAAAAGGCGACCGACGCGAGGACGACACGACGGCGCAGGCGAGGCTTGCACCCTCAAGGGCCGTTCGGTGCCAGTTTCCCGTGACGACATCATCGATCAGGATGTGGGCCCTTGCTTTCATCCGGAGGTTCTCCTCGTATGGCCGCCCCTCGATCCATATGATGTCGACGGCGCGTTTCGTCGCGACGCGGCTAAGGATCGCTTTCACTTGGTGGTAACCTTTGGAATCGGGTCGGCCCGGTGGCATTCGGTTCGTCGGCGCGAATGCTATGGCGATCCGCGTCGGTCGGCGCTGCGGCACGAGCTCGTCAGGGTCGATGATGTTCGGGAGCCCCGGGATGCCGTACTCGGCCAATTGGCCGGGCTGGTCGATCGTGTAGCTTGTGTCGGCCCATCGCATGAGGTCGCGCCAGTTTCCGAGACGGGGAAGGCTGTGGAATTGGGCCAGTACGCGCTGGGAGCGCCGTAGGTGCCGGATCCTTTGAGTCAGGTAGTTGTTGACATGCCAAATGTCAGCACGTTCCATGGCCGCCCGCGCCGTTCCGTTCTGCGAGCTCAGGAGTAGGTGGTGGGGAAAAACACGGCCGTCGGCGTACCGGACGAAATCATTCACGAGCGAAACGTCCAGGTCGGTGTAGCGGCGGAGCGCCTTGAAAAGCTCCCACGGGGCGCCCGCCATCGGCGTCCTGGAATAGATCGCCACCCTCATCTCCTGACCCCTCCCTCGCTTATGCGGTCGATGTCCCCGGGATCCACCCTCGTCTCGTAGATCTCGTAGCAGCGCGTCGGCTTGACAGCCTCGAACTGGTGCCAGAGGAGCGGTGCAACGGTCGTCACCTGGCCCGGCTCAAGTACCGTACTATCCAAAAGATTCTGGCCGGCGGTATCCCATACCCGAACGATCAACCGCCCCGTGATGACATGAAAGAGGTTGCTCTTCCCCTTTGTGTGCCGGTGTTTCGAGCAGTAGCCGCCGGCCTTAATCTCCAGGTAGTGGGCCTCAACGTTCGCCGTCCGGAAGATGAGCGTTGTTCGCCCCCAGACTTTATCCTTTACAACACCGCACTTCAATGCAACACCTCTCTCCAGTCTTTCTTGGGCCAGCAGCGGAGCGCGCTGTCTGGTCCCAGGTTGATGATTCGGTTTGGCAGATGGCGGGTCAGCATCGCCGCACGCTCGAAGTACTTGATGAAGCTCTTGACGGTCTGTTCGCGCTGGACGAGCGGATGGCCGGCGTGCCAATGGCTTCGGCCGTCGCTGTGCTTGCAGTCGAATCCGAGGAGATAGATCGGGTCTGCCCCAAGGCAGACCGCCAGGTTGAGCGCTGCGTAGCCGGAGTTGTTTCCGTGGCCGATCCCCTCGCGGAGCGACGTGCCGAATGCGCGGAGGCCGTGCTGGTAGTTGTGGAGCACTGGGATGATAAAGAAACCATCCGGCAGACGGAGCGTGTACGTCGCAAGCCAGACCTTGTAGGACCGGGCCCTGAGGAACTTGTCATACGCCCCGCGGCCGTCAGGAAGCCGGTCATATTTTCCGCCCTGGAGCCAGTTCAGGAACCGCGTGTCCATCGAAAAGATTATCGTAGGCTCGAAACGCTCGAATGCCCGGTTTATCCCGATCGTCCGCCACCCGCGCAACAGGCTGAAATCGAAATCACGGAGGCTTGGGCCACCTCCCACGATCACGCACGGTCGGCCCTTCCACGATCCATCCGGAAGAACCTCATGCAACCTCCGGTTTGTCAGTCGATCCGCGGCGAACAGCGCGTTCTTCGGTACTCTCACCGCCCGCCTCCTCAAGGTGCCATGATGACAGGCTTTTTTTGCTTGATGTAATGTCGTAGCACAGCGTCAACTTTGTCGATACCCGTCAGAACGCCTTCTTTCCAGTAGCCCGCAAGTCCCTTCGTGTAGCTGTAATCACCGATCTTTTCGCTCTTGAATGCCCCGGCCGCGCCGCCGCCGAACGTCTCTTCATTTATCGCGTCGACGAGCCAGATGATTGCGTCTTTTATCGGCTGCGGCGTTGTCTCGCCATAGGTCCCGACGAACCGACAGTTGTTGTGCCCCCGCGGGAATAGCCCCTCGGTTTCAGCCGCCCCTGCAACAAGCTGAACCAGCACTCCGGCTCCGCTTTGGAAAACACCGCTGCCACACAGGTTCAGGTAGACGGAGTTCTCGTCAAAGGCGTACCAGGTTTCGGCCAGCTCGACGCCACAGATGTAAACGTGGTCAACGGTGATGATGTCAGCCTCAAGCGGAAGGGTGATCCGGTTTTTGCCGTTGCCATTGAGTTCCAGGTCGAAGCTCTTGATGTAGAAATGGCGCCCGAGGATCTTTTCCACAAGCGCCTCGGCGAACGCAATCCGCTCGGCCTGGCACGCAGCATTACAGCCGCTTGGCCAGCTTGTCACATCGCCAGGATTAATGTAATTGCCCATAGACGACTTCCTTCTTTTGATGCGGGGATGCCCGCCCCGCTGGCTTGCTCAGCGAGGCGGGCCGTTTGTAGTCTCGTCACTCCAATCAGGTGGTCACCCGCTTCTGGACTACGTAGAGGTAGTCGATGTCCAGGCTATGGGCATCAGCCTCCGCATTCCTTATCCCGAAACCGATGTTCAATTCCTCGTCCTGCACAATGTAAGTCGCTACCGATCCGGTGGCGACGCAGTAACCACCCTCCTGGGCATCGGTGAAGACGAACCAGCGGATCGTGCCTTTGCCGTCCCAATGGAAGCCGAACCTGTACCAGGTGTCATCCGGGAGATCGATCCCGGTATCGACCTGGTTTCCGGCTCCGTTGAGGGCATTGGCGAAGTAGACGTTATTGCCCCCAGTCGCTACATCGCCGTAGAAGACAACGTAGTCATTCGGGGCGGTGAAGAACGTGTTGCCCGTGATGAGCCCGAACCACCAGTCGGCGTTGTCTGGATCATCGACCCGAAGCCGGGCCTCGGCATAGAGCTCGAAGTTGTCCACGAGCTGGAAACACTCGCAACCATAGACCAGCTCATCAAGGTCATTGTCGGCCCCAGCGTTTGTGATCTGGAGCACTCCGTTCACGGCGTCAATGCAGGTCTCGGTGGCCGATCCGCTGCCCTTCTCTGTCGTGGTTGTGGTCCAGCAGTCGGAGTCGAAGCAGCAGAAATCGAGCTCCAGCCGATGGGCATAGGGCATCGTGAAGTACTTGAACCAGGACCACTTATCATGGTTTATGTGCCAGTTCAAAAACTCGATGTCCCTGATGAAAAGCTCCGGGCTATGGGTGTCA